TTGCCATTATGCTAAGTCTCCGAATAATGTAAAGTAAGATGAAGCATCTACTGTTGCCAGATTAGTTGGATTTCTAATTGTAGTAACTACAGTAGAGGTAGCGTTTTGAACAGATTCACCACAGCCCCTTTCGTTGTCGTTTGTTGTTACTGGGTATTGTGTTGAAGACATAGCATTGGTTAAATTTGTGGTATAATTGCCAACCCCATTATCTACGTTTGATGAGCAATTTAATGAAAATGTTAATGATGGAGTTCCACTAGAACCGTTAACCGTTGCCCACGCTTTTGCTACCCCCTGCTGTAACTGCATAGTCGCAGCACCACCCTCGCTGGTAATCGTAATGTTGCCAGCCGCTGTGTTACCTCTTAGGTCATCTACTTTAAGTATGCTTGCCATTATGCTAGGTCTCCCCAAGTAATAGCCCCTGACTCTTGGTCAGAATTTGTTGGAGAAGTATTAGTATTGCACGTATTACACTCATATTGTGATGTAGATTTCATAACACTTCCACTAACTCCTGATAAGTTAGGAACTCCTGTTCTTGCGGTATTTCCCCCATAACCAAAAGTTGCAGCAGTCATAGCATTAGTAATATTTGGAAAATATCGCCCAGCGGAAGAGTCAGTAATTGAAGACACATTAAAACTTGAGTCTATAACAACATTAATTTGGTCAAAAAACCAATGCGATTTACCTGCGTGTTGCTTAGTCAACCCAACAGGGCTAGTGCCATCCTTTGCCGCAATAGTATCTACATTAAGTACGCTGGTCATACGATGCTCCAATACCCGTTAACAGTCACGGTAGCAGACTGTGTGATTGGCCCTGCACTCACGCCATTCTCATCGCTGTCAATCGTAATGTCTGCGCTGATGGTTTGACCGTTCAGACGGATGATGCTGTTGTTGCCCTTAAATGGATAGCGTGTGTCACTCTCTGTCTTGGTGTACGAGTTCGCAATATTAAACGCATCGTAGACTACCATTTCAACTACGTCATTCAGGGATGCCCCTGTGACCAGTACAACGGTTGTGCCTGTTGTAGCGGCATAGTCAGTACCCGGCTTGAGAAGCACACCATTCTGATACACATCTAAGTACAGGCTATCTGTGTAGGTCAGTGTCTTACTGTCTGCGTCACTACCACTAAAGCTAGTCTGACCAGCAGTTGCTTGGTAGACAAAACGGTTGCGAACACCGAACTCTGGGGATTTTCCTATGTAAGGCATTACGCTAAGTCTCCGTGAAACGAAATATTTACTTGAGTTGGGTCTACTCTAGTGCCTGTGGTAGTTCCTCTAGTAGATATTTGGCACGAGCCAGCCGCCATAGTAGAACCGCCACCAGTGCAAAGTTCTAAAAAATTACCACTAGATGTTTCACCACTATCAAAAACGCCACCAGAAGGGCTGTAAGTAGCATTAGCCATATCATTATTTATTGTTGGAGTATACGAGCCTGTGTCTACGTCTGTCACTGAACTCATATTTAAACTATCGTGTATAGTTACAGTGCTTGTTCCCTGAAAAGAAACCCAAGCCTTCGCCAATCCTTGAGCAAGGTTAGTGGTTGCTGACCCTCCTTCAGAGCCAACAACCGTTCCTTTTGTGAGATTAGTCAGTGCCATCTACTTTTCCTTATGCGTAAGGGCTGTCACCCAACACAGATGTATCCCAAGCTGCCTTCAGCTTTGCAATTGTGTCTGCATCTGTGATTGCTTTTGCAGCAGGTGCATCACGAAGAGCTTTCTTCTTGTTTATAGAAGCAGTCTTTGCATCTGCATCATCAGCCTCTAGTGCCTTCATGTACACCACGTCTTCTGCATCAAGCAGAGGCGCACGAACTTCACGGATTTTGTCCTTAAAGATTACTTTTGCAGCGTCCATATCTTCTGATATGACTTTGCCACTCAATGACCATGCACCACGAAAGTGACGGTCAGAAGGAACGGTAACTGTAGAAGCATCAACCTGATTCCCGTCCTTGTCTACGATGTATGTTGTTGCCATTAGGTTTCTCCTCTTAGGCTGCTAAATCAGTGACGGTT